ATCAACTTGAAAATTTGGGGGCCGAAGCCCCCAGGTGGTCAGTCGTCCAGGAGATCGTCGAAATCTCCGGCTTCTAGGTGTTCGGCGAAGTCTGCCAGGAACTCGTTCAGGGTTGCGTTGGGTAACCAGGCGACTAGCTCGCCCAGCATGATGCTCTCGCTTGTCATTGCCGCCAGGTCCATTGCCGTGTGGCGTGGTTGCTGGTTAGGAATGACGTAGGGCAGGTTCAGTTTCATGGTCAGTCTCCTTGCTAGGTGGAGGGGGCCGAAGCCCCCTGGTGGTCAGGCGTAGATGATCTCGTCGATCCGGTCCAGCTCTGCCGTGGAGTCGGCCCTGAAGTCGGCGATGCAGTCCTCCCCCAGCCCCCAGACGACGTACAGGCTGCACTGGTGGCCGGGCTTCTCCAGGAAAAAGGTGGCCTGGTCGGTGCCGTCAGCTGCTTCTAGGTGCGCCTCGACAGTGCCCCGCTTGAAGCGTTGGATCCCATCGCTGCTTTGCAGCAGGCGATAGCCGTCATTCTCCAGACGGTGCAGGGCGGTCCGGACGGTGTTGAGCTCGATGGCGCTGGTCACTTGACTCTCCTAAGGGTCGTTTTCAGGCAGACTCTGCCCGACCCCATCCTACAGCACCGGGGCGGCCAGGGTTCTTTTTTTCTATGCATGTAAAGTTTTGTGACGGGGGCGCCAGATAGCTGCCCAAATTTTTTCCCCATTTTTGCCTTTTTTAAGGCCAAGTAGGGGGAACGGAGCGACGGTATTTAGTGAACCTAAAATCTTTTATATAAGGATCCGTATTTATAGATATGCCTGTTTCGCCGCAGGATTTTGCTCTCTGGTCTCGCATGACCGGAAATCCCATGCCTGGAAGTCCTGTCGAGCAGATGATGCTTGCGCCACAGGTATACCAGTTCAATCGCCAACTGGCGCAGGGACGCAATCCTTTACAGAGCGCAGCAGAAAGTATCAGCTCGACGATCGATACGGTCGGCAAGACTGCTTTGGGTTTAGGGCTTGCTACTGGTGCAACCCTTTTAGGTGTCAAGGTTCTTCGCAATTTACCGGATCGCGGTACTGAGAATAAAGCTTCTGATACTGCGGAGGATCCACTCGCTTATCTAAAATCCACAACGACTAGCAGTGGCGGTTATACCCCGACAGAAATTTCTTCCCCTGCCGCTGCTTCTGCTACTAGGGCTCAACAACCTGCGTACAAAGGGATCCGAGGAAGAATTCCTTTCGAGGAGGGAGAATTAATCCCTGGACAGTCAGAGACTGTTGGTCAGATCCCCGGTCAAGAAGGCAAGACGATGCCGGGAGCAACGACCCCTGGCAGCTTCGAAGACTTGCTTGCGCAAGCACGTGAGCATACGGAAGGCTACTACGAAAGAGGATCCTCGCCTGAGCAAGCTGCCATGAGTGAGCTTGCAAAGCAGAAGAGAACAGTGGATCGCGCCAGCATCCAAGAGGCGATCGGCATGTTCGATCCTGGGGAGTTCCTGGGCAATTACACCGAAAAACTTCAATTGGATGATGAGCCCCAGGTTGACAACGATGTTGTCGCTGCTGAGCCGCTCTCTACAGTTGGCAAGGTCTCTGGTGATGTAACTGCAGCTGATCCTGCTTCTGACATCAATCAACGTGTGCTCCCTGCGCAAACTCAAGCACGCGTTGCCGAAGCTCGTGCTACCCCGCAACCGACCACCGTGGCGGAAAATTTGGCAACGAAGCAATCTCCTGTTCACGCCGCACGTCAGTTTGTCGGACGAGCTCAACGTGAAGCGGAAGATTTATTCAACCGTGCACTTGGTCTGCAATCCGCACAGAGGCGAAAGGAAATTGCTGCACAGGTGACCGGTGCTGCTGCTGCGCAACCGGCAGTTGAAAGAACAGCCATCGAAGTTGCTCCAGTTGCACGTGAAGTTAAGACTGCTAGCTTCTCAACAAATCCTTACCTCAGTGCGATGAGTCAGGCAGAAGGTCCTAGTCAAACTTACGGAATCGATCCTGAGCGTAGTCGTGCAATTTCGGAGATGACTTTTTACCCTGGCGGTGAGATGGGTATCGAGCTGAAAACCAAAGGTGGCCCTAAGGATTATGTTTATGCAATGACTGATCCTTATCGCGAAGCCATGGGTCAGTACGCCGAAGAGGGTTTCCCCAGTGGCATGGGTCAGATCGGTCGAATTGCAACTCCAAAAGCAACAGGAATTAAAACCGGCGTTCAACTTCCTATTGGGAAGGGAGGTGTTCTCACTGGTGGTGAATCCGAGATCGTGTTTAATATAACCCCTGAATCAAAAGAAATTGGTGACGCTCTTGCAGCACGTGCCGCTGCTCGTGAGACTTCCGTTGAAGAAGGCGATCGCGCCACTTTCCGTGGTTCACCTGCTGCTGCATTTTTAAAGAAAAAAGCTATCGAAACTATCGGTAAGATTGCAGAATCTCCGGTCTGATTGAAAAATAGACCGGCTATAGACTTTGCTCAAATAGTTCAATAGTATGACTTTCCTCGAACCCGTCATCGCCAGTATCATTGGCGCTGCTGTTACCGCTCTGGCGGTATTCCTGAAAACCAACCTGACCGCTAAGAACTTCCTCAAGTACGGTCATCTGGTCCAGAAGGCTTACGACATCGTCGACCCCATCCTGGATCAGAACCTCCATAACTGGGATGGCTCAAAGATCGACAAAGCTTTTGAGCTTGCAGTGGAGTCCGTCGCTGATGGTGAACTGACCGCTGAAGAGATCAAGAAACTCGCTTTCGAAATGGCCAAAGGCTGGCTGCCCGCTGTGGCTGCTGACAAAGTCCGCAAGCTGGAGTCCACCTCCCCTGAGCTGGCCAAGGCTGCTGAGATCGCTTCCAAGGTCGGCGGTATTGTCGGCTGATAAAATTATATTTATTTGGGATTAATGGCTGAAGGCGGCGACTGGATCGATGACGCTATTAAGCGCCCTGGTGCTTTCAAAGAGAAAGCCGAGGAGCGTGGGATGTCAACGAAAGAGTTTGCCGCCAAGGTCACAGCTAATCCCGATGAATATGACAAGCGCACTGTGAGGCAGGCCAACCTGGCTAAGACCCTTACAAAGCTGCGTAATCGCAAGAAGAGCTGAATTTAATGGCTTTCCCTCCTTTTCCCAGTCGACGCACTGGTCCAGCCGCTGATGCTTTTGCCCGTGGAGAGCGGCCTGGTGGTGAAATGCTCGGTCGTTTCAAGAAAGGTATTTTTGATCCGAAACAACTGGACAATCCTTTTTTGAGTCAGAAGGGAAATCCCGATCCATCTGGATTTGCAGCTAACAACCAGTTTAATTCTGATGTTGCTGCGCAGTCTGAGCAAAAGATGGTGAATTTATCGCAAACAGATGCCCCTTCTTTTGGCGATGATCGCGATATCGCTGCTAACGAATTTTTGGCTAAATATGCTCAGTCTGTCGATCGTGGCTTGATTGCTCAAGAGGAAAGAATCTCAAGTGCGACTTTAGGTAGAATAGCTTCACAGCCCGCAGCGGCTGGTTCTAATGAAAGAAGCCCAAACACCGCAGGTAAGTTTCCGAATCAAGGAGTAAATGTCTGATGGCAGGTAGACCTGAAAGCCAACGTTTAGCCGGTCAGGCTATGGATACCTTTTTTAATTACTTAAGCGGTGAAGCATTGGAAGCTTTGCTGACGCCTAAGCTCGGTTCCGTTGGCGCGAAACTTGCTGTTCCTGCTGCACAACTTGCCGCTTCGGCTGGCATCAAAGCAGCAGAGGGGGTATTAGATAAGCCCAAGGAAACTGAGTTCACACGTCAGGCTTACGTTCCGGGGACGCTGCCGCTGACCAATGAGCAGGCTGGTTATCTTTATCTGGATCAGATGAAGTATCAGAATCAGCTGAGGCTACTGCAAGCTCGGGAGAATGCTCGAATTGGAGCAAATCAGCCGATGTCTGCAGCTGCTGGTATGGACACCAGCGCCACCGTGGCGATTGATCCCATGGGTGCCGCCAGGGCAATGTACACCACTCACCAATTCTAATCATGGGAAGCGACAATCCTTTTGCATACGGCAGTGCCAGTTGGTCAAAACTGGGAGCAGATAGCCCATTTAAAGGTGCGACCGGAATCGGCAAAACCGATTGGGGCTCTATGGGGAGCTCCGATTACTGGAAGGGCGGATTTGACGTAGATAAGAAAGGCTCTTTTGGTTCCGGACCATCACCCTTCGATGGCAGGCGGTTAGAGGCGTTCGGCAAAGCCAATAGTTGGTTAGAGCGAACCCGAGAAAAGGCTGACCAAGATGAAGCCAGGTCAAAACTGCCTTATGCGTTGGGACGCGGCTCACAAGGTTTTGGTGGTCAGGTGTTAGACAACCTTGGTGTTGTCATGCCTAATCAACACGCGCCAATTGTTATCCCTGGTGTACAACAGAGCGGTGGTGGCGGTGGCCTCTTTGGAGCTGCTGGTGGCTTGGCAGGTGCGCTCGGTCAGGCAGCAGGTGTTTTTGGCCCCCTTGGTATGCCCATTGGCGCCGCTGTCGGTGGCATGATTGATCGTTTTGTCTGACACTTGATTTATTCAACCTAAAATAAATTTCATAGAAAGAAGTATTTAATTATGGCGGCGCCCGCTATTGTTCCTTTACTCGCAACGGGTGGCCGGATGGCCATGCAGTATCTGCCCCGTATTATGGGAGGCTTCAGTGCCCTTGAGGGGCTGAGGACAGGCGGTATCCCCGGAGCCATTCTGGGTGGCGGTACTGGCTATTTGACCGGTATGGGGTTAAAAGCACCTTTAGGTGGTCTTACTAAAGCCGGGATGCGAGCGGCTCCTGGTCTTGCAACCCAAGCAGTGGGGGCAGTTGCTCCCGACATGGTTGATCTTCCTGGTCTCGGTGGCACCGCCACGAAAGTCGCTAAAATCGGTATTCCTTTAGCTGCAGCTGCTATTGCCGCCCCTGCAATCAGTCGTTTGGCTGGTGGCGTTGGTGGAGGTGTTTCCAATCTCCTCGGTGCTCCCCTGGGTGGTGCAGCCCAAACCGCAGCTGGTTTACTGGGCTACCGTCCGGATGGCAGCCCGATCTACGGCGGAGCAAATCTTCCCGCTGGCATGGGTCAATACGGTCCCACCGATCCTTATGGCAGCCCTCTGGATGTCCTCGGCTCCAGTGGCATGGGACGCCGTTTAGAGACCGTCAAATCGGCTGAAGCTCAGCGTGATGCAATGCGGACGCTTCTTCCCGAGGTTTACAAAGCAACGGAAGCTACCAAGAAGAGCGATTTTGAGCGCCAGGCAGCGATGAAGGGCATTGCTCAAAATATCGCAACCCGCGCTGCAATGCTGCAGAACGCTCAAGCTGCTGGCTTGCAGATGGGTGGAACAGCTGCTCAGCAAGCTGGTCAGGCCCTCACTCAACTGTATCAATATCAGTGATATGAGTTATCAAGCGTTTGATAATCTGAATCAAAGCGCAATCGACCTTTACGGTGAAGTATTGAGGCGGGGAATTGATCCTCGGGGAATTTTTCCTGAGGCGCCCACTCCTCGTGACACTAGCCCACTGGCTTGGTTGCGTCAGAAGACGGGGTTTGAACAGAAGCCAGATTCTAATGCGCTTTTAACTCAGATCTTAGGGGCACAGGAACTCCTCAAAGCCGATGATGACAAACGCTCCAAGGAAGCTGAATTAGAGGCTGAGCGTTTAACTAAAAAACAAGATGAGCGCAACGCTGAGCTCTATAAGATCTCCGGTCTTGACCCTGAAAAAGTTCAAAGGATTTATGAGATTGATAGGGAGTCACGTTATGCGGATCTTCCGTTAAATATTCTCGAGCGTCGGCTTGCTGGTCAAGAAGCGCTTCGTCAGACTCAGGAACAATTAGCGGCTACAATGCCTTATCTCGATGAGGCAGGCCGTCGTGCCACTGGTCGTGCATTAGCAGCCAGCGAGCGGTTCCTGACAACTAAGGAGCAGATGCCGAGCGCTATCCAGAATATTATGGCCTCCAAGCAAAATCAGATGCTGTCTGCCCAAGCTGGTGAAGCCGATCTGATGCGTGCCGTCGCTGCACAACAACAAGCTGCTAAACAGTTTGCTGGTTCTTACGCAGGAAAATTTGTTTCTGCAGGCTGATCAAGCCACGATAAACTACTAAAAGCGAGTAACACACCATGGGCGGCAGCAAACCCTCTCCATCCCCGACAGTCGTATATTCTCCTCCCCCGCCGCCGCCAGCAGCACCGACTCCTGTTCCTACCCAGTCGTTGCAGACTCAAGTTGCTCTCAATGAAGTCAGTGGTAAGCAAATGCGTCTCAACATGGAGTTGGGCGCACAGTTAGACCGCACGAACGCTGAGTTCTTCGCCGGTCAAGATATTCGACGTGGCCAGGCTGCCGGTGCAGAACAGCGACTAACGATTGGTAAGACCGCTGAAGAGGAGCGTGCCAGTCGTCGTCTTGCTGGTGAGGAAGAGCGGAAAGGCATCGCTGCAACTGGTGTTGAGTATCGTGCTGGCCTCGAAACAGCTGGCACCGAAGAACGGAAGACCGTTCAGACAACCGGTGCGGAAACTCGACTCACGAACTTGCAGCAGGAGATGTTCCGGCGCTATAAAGAAGGCCGAGATTACGAGCAAGCTCAACAGCAGTACCGGACATGATCGATTGGATTCAGTCTTTAACCGACAAAGACCGCGAATCCTTTCTTACATTCTGTAAACGATCTGGATCCCCCATTCAGATGTACCTGTATGCCCGGTTTCTCGGGTATGCAGGCAGCATCGTGGAATGCGACGAATGGTCCAAGAAGGAATTTAAGAAACGGGATTTCAGTGGCCTACTGGAGATGGAGATCGACAACATGTCGCAAGACATCTCCAAACTCAGAGATGCCATTGATATGGGCATGGTGAAACAAGATATGGGTACGTCCCGTATTGCCATGCTGCAGAAAGAACTTCGTGGAGCAATCAAACAGCTCAACGATGAAAAGGTCCTCATGGATAAGCAAGGACTCATCCTGGCGGGAGCCGATCGTGCTCTTAGAGAGATGCTGACGATCTTCCGTGACGATCCGATCGAGGGTCCACTCCAGGAAGCTTCGATGGGAGTTTGGACAAAGATTCTGCAGGAAGAATCGTAAAAATTACTGCGCTATGCTTCAGGCATGGCAGGCACCAGTATTTATAGCGTTTATCGCAGAACTGCACGAGCAGCTGCACAACAACGCGTTGTTAAAAAGACGACTTCAATTGATGTCGAGCGTGCTCGCGTAGATTTCGCTTACTTCTGTGATGTTGTTGGTGACAAACCACCTGCACGTCACCACAAGGAATGGCACGAGTATTTGTGCACTGGCCAGGACACCGAATGTTTAATTGGGATCGGCGGACCCAACATTGATATCCTCGCTCCACGTGGTTCAGCAAAGTCCACAATCCTCGGTCTTTACACTGCGTGGGCTGTTGGCGTACACGCTCTTCACAAGAAACCGCTAAAAATCCTCTATATTTCTTACACGGTTGACGTTGCACGTCCTAAGAGTGCAGCGATCAAACGAATCATCGAAGAAAGTAAAACATATAAAGAAATCTTCCCAACCGTAAAGATTGCCAAAGGAATCAATTCCAACGAATACTGGAGCATTGATTGGAAGTTCGCTGGCATCAAGTCGACTGGTGAAGAAGAATTCACTGTCTGTTGTGCAGGTCTGAAGGGTGCTGTGACCTCGAAACGTTCGCACCTCTGTATCATCGATGACGCGATCAAGAGCGCGGACGATATCAAGAACCGGGACATCCGGGCTGCCATGGAGGATAACTGGAACTCGGTTATCGTTCCCACCATGTTTGAGGGTGGACGGGCCATCTGTCTCGGTACCCGCTTCCGCCACGACGATATTCACAACAGCACCTTCACGCCCTCCAACGACTGGGTACAGATCGTGCAGTCAGCGATCACCGTCGATGAGCATGGGGACGAGATCTCCTACTGGCCGGAGATGTGGTCCCTGGAGTACCTGCAGGATCGCCGACGGCAAGCACCAGTTGCATTCAGCTTCCAGTACCAGAACCAGATCGTTCAAACCAGTGAGTTGTCCCTCTCGCCGGACTTGATCGTCAAAGGAACCATCTCTACGCAGTTCGATGCCCTGGGTGTTGGCGTTGACCTTTCTGCTGGTGTCCGGGAGCAGAACGACTTCACCGTGTTTGTGATGGGTGGACGCGTTGGAGACAAGATCCACATCATCGATTGCAAGCGCATCAGGATCATGGGCAACCTCGACAAGCTCGAGGCCCTGATGGAAATGATGGAGGAGTGGGGCATCGTCCACAAAGACGGCACTCAGTACTTCCCCACCGGCAGCAACATCGACATCTGGTCAGAAGCGGTTGCCTACCAGGCTTCCCTGGAGGCTGACTTCAAGCGCATCTGCCTGGGTGACCACGGGCTCTACAACCTGAACTGGCATGCGGTCAAAGGCTTCCGTGGGGACAAAGTCGCACGTTTCCGGGGCATCATGGGGATGTTCGAGCAGCGGAAGATCATCTTCAATAAGTACCGTCGTTTCGGTCCATTGACGGATGAGATCGTCAACTTCGGTGTCAGCTCACACGATGACTGTGTGGATGCTTTGGTCTGGCTCTGCAACGGCCTAATGACCAGAGGCAAGTTGGAGCTTCAGTTCTAAGCTGACAGAAGATAAAGTATTTTGGACTTAAACTTAAAGAATCGTTTCCAATGTCCACCGGCTATTTCAACGTAGAGATTGAGCAGGACGCATATGGTTCTGCAGTCATCCCTCTCCCCGACGAGCTCTGCCATGACATGGCGCTTCAGCCCAACGAACGGTTTGAACTCGAAGTTGAGGATGATGTCATTACTCTCAAACGAATTGCTGCTGGCTACGATATTGAAGAATAATCCGAACCGTTAAGCACCCATGAGCGATAGTAAATCTATCCTTGACGCTATCCTCAAATCCGTCGTGA